GATGGTACATGTTTGTGGACTGGTTGCACTGATAATAGTCAGTTTGTTCATACTAACAATCAAACTTATCCTTCTGTTATTAATTATGTTGCCTTTCCTTCACAAGCAACTACTTCTCCATATAATGGTAGTACTATTGTTGATGATGGTTCTTGTATAACTACTGTTCTTGGATGCACCGATAACACTCAGTTTAATTTTTCAAATAGTGCTAATACTGACGATGGTAGTTGTATTCCTTATGTTTATGGTTGTATGTTGCAAAGTGCTGATAATTATGGTAGTAGTGTTAATTCAGATAATGGTACTTGTGTTTGGAATGGTTGTACAGAGCCTTTAGCAACTAATTATTTCAACTCTACTCACGTGGGTCAATTACCACCTGAATCAATTGGATACACAGCTCAAGGTGGTTATGGTGTTATAGATGATGGTTCTTGTTTGGGTGGTGGTTGTACAAATGCTACGGCAAGTAACTATAATTCAGCTGCTACTTATGACGATGGAAGTTGTGTCTTTTGTGATTGGAGTGCTAGTAGTACTAGTGCTAGTAGCGGTTATAACGGTGTAGCTGCTAGTTTAACTGCTCAAGATGCAACAAATGTTGCCATTAAAAACGGGCAACTTGCTATAGAGGTAAATGTGGCTGCTCCATATACTAACGGTGGACCTAACTCTACTAATCTATTTAGAAGATACGAAATATATGATAGTAATGACACTCTAATACATCATGCAACTATCAGTCCTACATTGAGTACATCAACAGGGGGTATTTCTTCAGTTAATCAGAATGGATTTGCAATTAATCCAATGTGGAACAAAACGTTAAACTCCGTAACAGCAAACAACTCTGTGTTATTTGGTGGAGTGCCTGCTGACGGTTACCCGACTGGAAGTAATTATACAATACCAGGAACTTATTATGCTAAAGTTTATGGTTGGCATGGTGCAAATGAGATTTGTGAGTTTGTTACTAATAGTGTTACAGTTGGCGTAAGTGCACCCGCTGTACTTGGTTGTACTGATTCAACAGCGTGTAATTATGTTTCGGCAGCAACCCAAGATAATGGTACTTGTGAATTTGTTACTTGTGCAGGGTGTATGGATTCAGCTGCAAATGGTGATATAGGTAATGAAACTGGTCTTTCAATTCCTATTACTGCGCCTTATGGTGCATACAACTATCAAACAAACTCAAATACTAACTGTAGTTACCAACCTCAAAGTGGTGGTGGTGTTGCAACTGGTTGTACTATTGCTTGTGGTGATGGAACTGATGCCACTTCTCAAGGTAATGGTTGTTGTCATTATACTGCTTACGGTTGTGATGATCCTACAGCAACTAATTATTATTGTAGTACTAATACTTGCGACTCTACTCATCATGTTATTGATGATGGTTCTTGTGTATATCCAGTTTATGGTTGTACAGATCCTGCGGCTACAAATTATAATTCAGCTGCCACTGTAAATCAAGTTAGTGCAACTAATACAAGTAATCCTTGTACTTATCCAGCAACAGTTAGTGGTTGTATGGATCCTGCTGCATTAAATTATAATTCATCAGCAACAAATGGTACTTCACCTGCGTTATGGAATAATACTTATCCTTGTATTTATTCTATGTCTCAAGTAACTATTGGTAATACTAATTCATCATATGGTCACGTAGGTCCTGCTTTTTACAACATTGTTGGTGGACAAAACTTTGTAGCTGGTATGACCGCTCGTGATGCTAGCCAAACTTCAGCTGCTGAAGCTCTTAACGTGCAAAAAAAGGTTCAACATATGGTTATTAATTATAAATGGCCTTTAACTAGTTTAGCTCAAGCAGACTTTGGATTAAGCTTTAAGTGGGATGGTCCAGTAACTGGAACATATATAAACGCTACGCTAGGTAGTTATCAATGGGGTGCAACGTCAGCTCTTGGGGCACAAGTAGGTGGTACAATCAAGATAAAACTACAAGTAGCTGATGATCCAACAGCAAGTACTCTCACGTGGAATACTATTAGTAGTTATACTAATTTCAGTTTCCCTGGATCTAATCTTGCAAATACACAACCACCAGGCAAAATTGGAAACCGTATTTATAGTGGCACAGGTGGACAAACTACAGGAAACTTACCTTTCGCATGGGGGCCTCAACAAAACGCATCTAATAACACAGAGTTTAATGTATATTATAATGCCACTACAAAAAACAAATATAAATTGTCGGTTACTCAAATGATAAACGGCATAGAATATGGAACAACAAGTAATTACCCTGCAGCTGGACATATTGAAGTTTTTGAAATAGCAGATTTACCATGTGACGCGGCTAACCCTAATTTAGTTAATTTTGGATGTACAGATGTTGCGGCCTGTAACTATAATATGTACCACACGTGTAATGATGGTTCATGTTATTATCCAACAGTAGCAACCTTTGTTAGTTTTAATCCTGGTACTTTAAATTGTGTACAATGTGATGGAAATGCTGGTGGTTGTCCTGCCGCGGCGCTTCCACAATGTCCAACTTATAATCCTGATGGAACCTTAGCGCAGGTATTTAATTCGCAATCAGCTTGTAATAATGCAACAGGATCTAGTTAATTAAAAGTTTAAAAAAAAAATAAATGGCTTTAGTAAATTTAGAAATACCTTTTGATAGTATAAACGTGTCAGCTCAAGCTGGAGATCTAGTTTATTATACAACACCTCCAGCTACTGGACAAGTTGGAGGTTTTGATAGTGCTGAATTATCAGATACACGTTTTCTTGGTGTTATTTTTTCAATAGAAGATTTAATAGTAACAGTGCAATATAATGACCAAGTTTCTAGCCCACCTCCTTTAGGTGCTTTTATATCTTTTGCAAAAGATAAAAGAATTAATACCTCTAGCTTGTTAGGTTATTATGCTAGTGTAAAATTTGTTAATGATTCAACAGGTAAAATAGAATTATTTTCAATTGGTTCAAATATTTCAGAAAGTAGTAAATAAACAAAAAACATGGCAAGAACATTTTACAACCCATACGAAAGAAACCCTGTTAACACAAACTCAAGTGATTTAGTGTCAAATAAATTTATAGGTGGTATTTCTTTAGATTTTTCTGATATAAAATCTAGTGGTGAAACAAGAAGATTTGTTATATCAGGTGATATTGGTGCTGAATTTACTTTAGAAATAAAAAACGAAGATAGTTATTATTATAATTTTTTTACAAAAAGTTTTCAAATAGAAAAAGCTACTTTAGAAAAATCAATTACAAGTGGAGGTTATGAAGATTTTGTAACTTTTCCAGCAGTTACTGATGATGACCAATATGATATTTATTTATTTGCAAAAATTGGTACAAAGCACACTGCTTATCAAGAGATGCGTTTTGCAGATAATTCAATTGATATAAATTCTAGTGTTGGTTCAAATTCTTTGTTGTTACAAAAAGTTATATATCAATATTCCGCAAAAACTTTAACACTACAAGGTTATTCGCCAAACTCAACTATACTTGGCACATTTTCAACAGATACTTTGTCTGTTGAAAGAGGTAAAAATAAAAATATAACAAGTTTTTCTTTAACAGCAACTGCCAACGCTGCAAATTCTTATGGTATTATAAGACAACCTGATCCTGCTGATACTTTGTGTTATATAGATTTAACTGTTGAAAGTGATCCAGAAATATTACCAGGTGAAAATGAATACCCAACTGCTACAGCGGCTTTTACTGGTGATGATGTAAACGGTGCTGTTACAAGCGGTAGTGTAGTTAGGATAGATGGTAGTACTAGCGCTAATATTACAGTAGGTGATAAAATAACAACAGCTACAACAACAGGTACTGTTAATGGTGCAATTGCAGATGGTACGGTTGTAACATTAGAAGAGACAGCTAGTGTTATAATGGCTGTTGGAGATCAAGTTTTTGGATCTGGAGCAGATGGAAGTGGTAATATAGTTGAAGTTACGGTAGTTGGTACTGGTGGGGTTCCAAATAGATTTACTGTTAGTGAGTCCACTTCTTTTGCAGACGAAGCAGTTTTAACTTTTAGTTCTAAAGTAAATAGAAGTTTAACAACGGTAACAGTTGTTGGAACAGGTGGTGTAGATACAGATTTTACAATGTCTCAAGCAATACAATTTAGAGATAATGCACCATTAACATTTACGCCAAGAAAAAACAAACGTTGGGCTATAGATGATATTAGTAAAATTTCAGTTAACGATAAATTATTAATTGACACAGATATTATAGCAGATTCTATTGTTTCTGATTACGAAGATATTGTTACTCTTAATGCTAATACTGAAAAAGAAGAAGAAATAATAAAAAGTAAAGTTCCAGCTTTAGAAACTAAAGGTAAAAAACCAACAATTACAAAAGGTGTTTTAACAACACAACCTGGTAGTGTTATTTTTAATAACCAACAACCACTTGCTTTTGGTGGTAAAACAATTAAAATTGCTGGCTATGGACAAGAGGCTATATTAAACGCCTCTGGATATGAATTACTATTTACAAACCTAAAAGTAGAATTAACACCAATTACAACAACGACTACTTCTGCTGTTAGTAATAGCACAACTGTTCCTGTTGGTTCTGTTAACGGTGTATTACCAGCAACAACAACTGTTAGTGGCATAGGTATAAATTCTTACGCGGCAGATCCAACTGTTAATAGTAGGAGCGTTACTAGTGGTGCGGGTAACTTAGAATTAAGTGCGGCACAAACATTAGAAAGCGGAATTACTTTAACTTATAATAATAGTGGGCAAACAGCAACTATAACAGGTAATATACAAGTTGTAAAAGCTGGTACAGATAATAAAACAATATATTTTGATGTAGAAAAAATACTATCTATAGTGTAAAAGTAAAAAAATAGTGAAAACTGTGACTATATTAGATATAAATTAAATTAAATTATGTCTAAAAATGAATTACAAAAAATATTTGATAATACACCAGCTAAATCATATAGAGATAAAGTAAAACAAATTGAAGATTATGTTGTTAGCTGTGCTGATGGAAAAAATATTGTTGGTGATAATACTTGTTTAGTTTATCCAGATTTTTGGAAATATAAACACTCTTTTGCTGATGGTATATATGTTAGAGAAATGACAATGAAAAAAGGTCAATTAGGATTTTCTGCAATACATAAACATAGTTATGCTTTTTTCTTATTATCAGGAGTTTTAGCATCGTCAAAAGAAGAGGGTGTTGAGGAGTTTATAGCGCCATGTTATATTATATCTCCAAAAGGTGCAAAAAGAATTGTTTATGCAGTTGAGGATTGCGTTATAACAACTGTACATGCTAATCCTACTAATACACAAGATTTAAAGGAGCTAGAAAGAATAAACGTTTTATTTGATTGGAACGAATATGACGAATATATTAAAAAAAATAAATAAAAAATATAAAATATGAGTTTTGGTGCAATAGCAGTTGCTGGAATAGGTGCTGTAGTAAATATGAGCAACGCGAGAAAAAATAGAGAGCTAGCTGAAGAGCAAGCTGAAGATGCTAGAATAGAAAGAGATAAGCAGCAAAAAAAATTAGATGCTAAAGTCGCGGCTTATAAAGGTATGAAATTTACAAATCCTTTTGCCAACATGGAAAATGTATATGAAGATTTAACAGTTAATCAACAAGAGGCTCAGTTTCAAGCAAGACAAGGCGCTCAGCAAAGAGCTAATATTATGCAAAGTCTTAGAGGTGCCGCTGGTGCTAGTGGTATTGCAGGTTTAGCACAAGCCTTGGCAAATCAAGGCGCTTTACAAACACAAAGAATATCAGCTTCTATAGGACAACAAGAAGCACGTAATCAAATGGCTGCAGCTAGAGGAGCTGGTGCTGTACAAATAGCAGAGAGACAAGGTGATCAATTCGTTCAACAAGCTGAAATGGATAGACAAGCTACAATATTAGGTATGCAAATGGGCCAAGCTACTGGAGCAAATACGGCTTATATGCAAGCACAAGCAAATCAAATGAATGCACAAATAGCTTCACAACAAATCCTATCAGATTTGTTTTCAACTACCGCTAGCGCTCTTGCACAAAACACAAAAGATTAAAAAATTATGGCAGCAGATCCAACATTAGTTAGAGCAGCATTTACCGAAGCATCAACACGTTATGGTGGAGATGTTTTGGATCAATCCAAATTATATCAAAGCACCAAAGATATTAGCGCTAGATATGGTTTAGTAATTTCTGAAGCTTTAAATGTTTATAATAACAGGAAAAAAGAAAAAAACGCATTAATAGATACACAATTAAATGCTTTTAAAAAAATAGCTGAAACACAATTACAAAAAGTTTACAACCAAGGAAATCCTTTAGACGATAAAATTATAAGTGCAATTGAAACAAGAATAGAAGAGTTACAAGATGATTTTGAGCTTGTTAATTCTACAGGAGATGAAGACACTAAAGAAAACAAAAGAGCGCGTAGAAAAATAATAGCAGAGCTAAATAGAATTACATCAAACGCTATAAATCTTCGTGCTAACATGGGACAGTTTATGGAAAACGCAAAAAATATTGATTACGATATGATATACGAGCCTGAGCTTTTGCGTTACGCTACTGATGTTATAGATCTTGATAATTATTCTAATAGAGATGATATACAAGTTAGTTATGATGATAAAGGTATAATGTTTACTGTTGACGGAAACACTATGTCATTTGATGATTTACAAAGGTTTTTTCCTAAAGCAAATCTTAAAGTAGATAATGCTATGGCAACTATAGGAAGTGAAACTGCTTTAGAAGCCGCTAAAGATGCTGAAATTGGTAAAACTAATTATGATACACGTAGAAAAAGAGAAGAATTACTTGAAAGTATAACAAAAACAGAAGATATACCTAATGCTATAAGAAAACTAGAAAAAACTGGACATACACAATCTTTTAAACAAGCTTTAATACAAGACTTTGCAATATCTCAAAGTGTTTTAAACAATATGTTTTACGTAGAAAATGGTGAAAAAATTGATATTGGTGGAGCTTTATTAAATGAATTAGATATTGTTAAAGACGGTATAATAAACGAAAAAGATATTCAGGCGGCTTTAGATAGTGATGATTATGCAACTTTTGAAGCTAATATGGATGCTTTAATAGATGCTATTGTAAACCCTAACAATCCAGCGTTTGATTTACAAACAACAAAAAGTTTAATAGCTGATTATTATATTGGTAGTGAAGATGGTAGTGTCATAGGTTTAGATCAACAAGCTTATAATCAAGTTTATCAAACGGCAGAGTTTAATATAGAAAAAAGAAATAATCCAGAAGGAAAAGATCCAAAGGTTCGTGCTGCACTAAGAACTGGGCAGCAAGACGCAAAAGCTAAAGATGAAGTAATTGCAGTAAAT